CCCTCTGCTCTTAATAATATTCCTGCGGTATGACCTATTGTATCGGAAGCCCCACATACAAGTAATTGTGATGCACTCGCACCACTTGCACCCTCTATATGAATATCTTTTTGCGGAGTTGTTGTTCCAATGCCTAATTTATTTGACATTATTATATTACCTGCAAAAGTTGTTGCATTGTCTGCACCTGCTATTGTAAAGGCATCAGCACTTCCTGTTTCGTTCCTTACTGTAAATGTTTCATTATTAGTTCCAACACTAAAATTTCTTGCTACGCCTTGATTATCTGTTAAATTTAATTTAGGATATGTTTTACCACCGATTGTAATATCTCCTGTAAAAGTTGTTGACCCAAAGCTATTTGAATTTCCTGCTGCTGTAACACTTGCAGAAAAAGTACCTGATGTGGCTGACAATGCTGCTATTGTAGTATTACCAAAATTATTTGAATTACCACTTGCTGTTATACTGGCACTTGATGTTATAGCACCTGATGAAATTGTACCTGCAAAAGTTGCGTTTTGGGATTTGTCAAGTGCAAGGGCAACAGTTAAAGTTTCTGTACCATCAGGTACTGTATAGAAATTCATTTTACTTGGTGCATCTCCATTAGCAACTGCTTGACCATCAGCAACAACTTGTATGCCTCCCATTTGTGCAAAATCAGTTCCATCAAACCCCTGAAATCTTAAGATACCACCTTGACCATTTGGCAAAGCGACTGTTGGTGCTGAAGCATCTCTTGACCTTAACGATAACAAATTAGCTGTTCCATCTCTCCTGCCTTCAATAATTACAGAGCCACCCTCTCCTGCGCCACTACCACCGTCAGGATTACTTGTGTCTATAAATTGGGCTGATGTACCTGTAATACTACCTGCAAAAGTTGCACCTGTTGCATTTAAAGTTAATACATTAGAATTATTTATACCAAATAAGTGCTGAGAACCTGTTGGCACGTTATAAAACCACGTTCCTGCTGTTCCATCTCCACCAATCCATCTATCTGATGCAGCACCTGTGTTTCCTGATGTTCCCTCTACGCTTAAATATCCATTCAATAAAACATTACCTGCAAAAGTTGCATTATTACCTGAAATAGCTATAGGTGCGTCTGTCAGTGTATCACTGTCAGACCACATTACTACATCGTTAGCAGTACCGCTACCATCAATAGAACCTGTTGCGTTTATTGTAACTGTTTGACCACTTACAGATGTTGTTACATTAGTGCCACCAGCTACAGTAAATGTCTGTGAATCTAAATCAACTGACCCTGTTCCACTATCACCAGCTATATCTAAATCTTCAGCCGTTACAGCAGCATCTACATAAGCTGTTGTTGCTACTTTAGTAGAATCGTCTCCTTGACTTTGTGTGGTTGCAGTAGTAGCAGAGCTTATTGTTCCAGATAATTCACCACTAAAAGTGGTAGCAGTGACTGTGCCTGTGACCGTAACACCTGTGCTTGTAGTTTGTAATTTTGTAGAACCCTGATGTTGCAGATTAATATTTGTATTTGCAGTAATATCTAATTGTCCGTTAATAGCATTTATTTGTCCGCTAGTAGTGTTTGATAATATTCTTAAATCAAAATCATCACTAAACGGGCCTTTAAGGTCAATTATAGCACCAGAAGGGCCCCCTAATTCAACTTGGGCAAAACCACTTGCAGCTTCTAATTCAATATTGCCTGTAAAACTACCTGTTGTAGCTTCTAAACCACCAATTACTAAACCTGCTTTTGTATAGCCTGTACCGCTTGTGTTTACTGTGGTTGTAGGTTCAACTTGTAATGATTTAAATAGTTTAAATTTATCATCACTTTCATCTCTGAATAATCCTGCAAACAATGTTGTGCTACTAGGGTGATATTTACCGTAAAAACCTATATCTACAGCATCTGAAGATGTATTGTTATTAGCTAAAACTATAAGTGGGTCTTTTACTGTTAGTGTATCTGTTCCAACAGTTGTTAAGCTACCCTCAACAACCAAGTTTCCTGTTACTGTTAGATTGCCACCAAATTTACCATTACCTGAAGCATGAAATTGTACAGTCGGTGTTACACCTACTCCTATTTGTGTTGTAGATAAAAATAATGGGCTGTTATTACCGAAACCATCTGTTATCCTTTTTGCGCCTGTAGTTAAATTTCCGTTATCCGTTAATTTAATTAACGATTGATAAGTGTCTTTTATTTTATTACCTGAAAGTGTAGCCATAACTATTTAGTTCCTTTCTTTTTTAAATAGATTATTAATTTTTTTACATTGCCTTTTTTTGGCTTATATGTCTTTTTTTTATCTAAAGTACCCACCCTTGAAATAAAGCGTCTTTATCAGGGTATATGTCATCATTTGAATTGCTAGTATATTCTGGAAACAAAGATTGATTAAAACTCATATAATCTATAAATCTTTGTGTGTAATATTCTGCATATTCCCTTTCCTTTTGAATTAAATAATCTACTTCTTCTTTACTAACTATCTGTGAGTTTTCAGATTGATGTTTAAAAACACCACCATTAGCTATACTATAACTGGCAAAAGGTAAATATTCTACCATAGCATAATGAATTAACATAGGTTGTATAAAATCATTAACAAGTGTAAGATAGTTACCACTTAAAGATGCACCACCTGTGCCTAAAATGTCATTACTAATTTTATCATATAAATCAGTACCAAGAAAATTCTGTATGTGTATTTCTTGTGCTAACTCGATAAATTGTATGAACTTATCTGTGTCAACATTAGCGTTTAACGCTGTATTTTTTACTATATCACTTCTTCTTATAAATAGTGCTTTTGCCATTATTCTTCTATTTCTTGTTCAACATCTTGTTCTTGTTCTTCTTCCTTTTTTATACCAGTTTCTTTTTCTACTTCAGCGTCTGTAAGTGCATTAGTCAAGTCTGTAAATTCTAAGGGTTGTAATGTTTTAAAGTATATATCTAATTCAATATTATTATATTCTAATATCTTTTCTAACTCATCAAGTATTGTTACCTGCATTGGCCTTATAACTGTATTATCCATAAGTATAGAAGCTGTTTGTAATTCTTCTGCATTATTACCCAATCCAGTATTATCTTTTATACCAACCAACATAGGTGATACAATTCTGTGTGATACCATAACCTTTCTCATAGATTCATCAGATAAAAATTTATACTGCTCATGAGCATCAGATAAAATTACTGGCTCAATATTAGCAGCTAGTTCTTTACTATCATTAAAAGCTAAAATAAATCGGCCAGCATTTGTACTGCCGCTAAATTTTTCTTTTATTCTCATTTCAATTCTTTCTCTTTGGTCGTCTGGTGGAACACCATTGTTAAAGTTTATTAACATGCTTGGTGCTAAACCATTTTGTATATTATTTATATGATAGTTAGCTATTTCTTCTTCTAACTCTGCATATTGTAAACCACCTTGATAACCAACAGGTGCATAATAATAAAAACCAGCTTTATATGGTTTTATATATAATATTTCTAATCCAGAGTTGCTATATCCAAAAGCAGGTATTCTTCTAAGCTTAGTAGATGATTTAACTTCTTTCCAATCTTTTGCATAGTAATAACCTTTGATTATACCGTCTTTTCCTGCCTTCTCTGCCCTTAACGACTCAACAGCTATATGTTCTACTTGCACAATTTTTTTCCTATCCTTAGAATAGATTATTTGAAGTGCAGCTTGACCCATCATTTTATAGTCATAACATATTTTTTTCATAGTGTGTTTTGCAAACAAACTTTTCATTTCTTCGTATTCTTTGGGCTTATCTTCATTATCTACAGCTTCCAATCCTTTGCCATATATCATTTCTGATATTCCGTTTATAGCTGCATTATTTGTAGGAGAACCATTATATCTGTCAATCAAATATTGGAAATAGTCATTGTCATCTCCATACTCAACATATTCTTTGTTGTAGTGTTCAACAACCTCTGGTCTCGTGTATGAATCAAGATTGACAACATGGATTTGTCCATTGTTTTTTATTTTAGTGTTAATTCTTTTTTTTGTCATAATATTACAAAGTCATTATCGTAAGAGTTTTCTGTAGTATAATCTCCAGAATGTACATCAAATATATTAAAATTAGTTTGGTCTGTACAAAAAATAGCACCCCTGTATATAATTGACGTACCGTCTTTTACTTTAAATGTATAAAACCTACCTTCTTTTAAACTGAAAAAACCTGTTATAGTCATATAACCGTTTGAATTGTTAACGCTAATACCAACGTTTGAACTGACTCTTGTTGATTTATCAAGTAGCTCAAATGTAGGTGATGCAACAGCACTTCTAGGAATTATCTTAAAAGTCTGGCCGCTAGTAGCTGTAGTAAGTATTACCATATTATAAATAACAAATAATATTTAATTTGTTTATATAAAAAAAGGGGAACTAATAGAACCCCTTTTAATAATTGTGCTAATTCTAATTAAGAATTTGTACCTGCTGTTATCGTGCTTATACCTGCGTTTGTAAGTGTAGTTACAACAGTTTCAGTAGCTGCTGTTTTCTGTATGAAGTTAGCTGGCACTTTTTCCATACCAGTTAAAGTAAGTGTATATCCACTTAAATCTCCCATTGCAGCACCTGTTACTATTGTACCACCAGAAACATCAGCACCATTTTCTAATCCCATTACAAAACAATTTTTATTATAATCTTCAACAATGACATGTGGTCTCCCATAAGCCATAAGTTTCAATTCTTTATTGTCTTCTTTTGTAAGTTTGTGAAGTGTTAAATTTAGTGTTTGCTCAAAAAATGTAGTACCATTTTCTCTTGATGCAGTAATATTTTGCTCAAAAGATGAGTTACCTTTTACATCATATTGTCTAACCGTCAAACTACTTCCTAATGTGTCAATTACATCTGTGTCTGTGTTATCATAAGCAAGTGTAGAGAAAGTACCGAAGTCAGCAAAGTAAACAGCTTTAATACCGCCAACAACGTCTTTACATGGTTCTTTTCTACCTAGTGTTAAATTACATGCCATATTATTATTATTATTAAAAAAAAGGTAAGTAGGCATATACCCCACCTACCTTTCTTTATGTTAAACTATGATTACGAGTATAATACTATATCACTTCCAATTCCATGCTGTACACCAGCACTTCCTCTTAGTACCACTCTTACGTTTTGACTTCCGTCAATGTCTGCCATATCAATTAACTTTACTTCTTGCCAGTCATTTAACAGACCAGTACCAAAGAATAAGTTAGAAGATTCTGCAGCAACCATTTTGTTATCACCTAATCCAGGTGCTGTAAATAGTGGAATACCTTGAAAGTTCATTTCTGTTTTTCCAACGTTGTAAAGCTCTCTATATCCTAAAGCCGCTTGTGCTTGTACATATAGTTTAGCCGCACTTGATGGAATGTAAATATTAACATCCTCTTTACCATAAACTGCTGATGGGATTGCATCAACTACTTTTGATAGTTCTGCAATAATGTTACCTGAAGTTAAACCACCACCTACTGCTGCAACGTCAACAACGTCTCCGTCTGCTGCAAGTAATGCTTGAAATCCATTAAACTCACCGTTATTTGCAGTTGCACCTTGCCAAATGTTTTGCTCAACTTTTTGAGCTACTTTTGCTGCAACCTGTGCAATTAAGAAATCAGAGAATTTTTTAGGAAGATTATCATATTGGCTAAAGCCCATAGATTGTGCATCCCAGTCTTGTCTGAAGTCCTTTTTACATAACTGAAGGTTCACTTGGAATTCTTCTGGTTGTAAGATTCTTTCTGTTAATGTTACATTTGAAGTTGGATTAAAGTCGCAAGAAGCATCTTTTAGGATGTCATTCATTGATAGCTTTTTAATCACTTCTTTAAATTTAATATTGGGTTTAATTGAAACCCCTCCTTGTGATAATGTTACACCACTTAGTAAAGCTGCTGCTATATACTCACCAGCAAATTCGCCTGCATAAGTAGTTGTTATCGAAGTTGTAGTCGCCATATCTTTTATTCTATTTATTTAATTATTATAATTCTCCAACTGAAATTGATGAAGCTGCGTTACCATTTCCCCATAGGAAATAGCTTGTGCCATCAGAATGTATCTCAATGTAATCACCGATACTTTCTGCATCATCTTCAAATGTTACTCTATCTACTGCGTCAGCTGCAACAATTGCACCGTTTACCATAACACCACCGTTAATAGTATCTCTATTGTCTGCTGGTGATTGTACTACGAAGTCTGTTGAAAATGCTGCTGCCACAACAAATTTTGCTTTCCATCCTGCTGTAGGTGCAGGTAAAGTTAATGTATAACCTGTTCCAGAAATTCTAAATACTTTTCCAGAATCTGATAGATTTAATGAGCCTGTTGCTGTAACTGTTTCATAGTCATCAAACATTCTCATTACATCATCACTAACGTGTTCTAATACTGCCATAATTATTATTATTTATTTATTTATTATTTATTAAGTTTTCCATAACTCTATCAAGAGTTGATTTTCTTCTATCTCGAGCAAACTTAAATTTAGGCTCGAAATTATCTTCTGAATTATGTTGAATAGGCTCGGCTGCAGGTTCTGCAGACAATTTTTCTATTTCCTTAGACATAGAAACCTTTTCGTCTTCATATCTTAATTTCATGTCATCAATCATACTTTTGATTGAAGCCATGTCTTTTTGATATTGTTCTCTTGTAACGTATTTTTCTTCGTCAAGTTCAACATTTTCTTCTTCAGCAATCACTTCAGATTCTTGTTCTTCAAGTTGTACTTCTTCTTGTACTTCTTCAACAACTTCTTCCTCAGATTTCACTTCTTCTAAATGTACTTCTTCATTTACCGCTTCTTCAGTAAGCTTCAAAGACATATCAGCTTCCTCTTGAATTTGTTCTGCAACTTCTTCTTGAGAAAGTTCTTCTTTTTTTATTAAAGATAATTTTTCCATAATATCTTTTAATATTAATGTAGCTTTATTCTTTTCCATAACTTAAGTTTAGATTTATATATATATAATAAACTGAAAATAAAGTGTTAGATTTTACACTTTACCAATACCCTGAGCCCTCAGAGTACCATCGCAACATTTTATAGAGTATGTTTTGCCATCTTTACAAAGACAACCTCTGCGACTATTTTTAGGTACGTTTCTACCTACGGTTTCTTTTGACTTTCTCATGTTTAGCTGGCAACAAATCATAATCAGTTGTGTATTTAGCATTTTGTGGCCTTCCATTTCTTACAAGATACATAAATGCGTTGACCCTTGCGTGTGCCCATTGTGAAGGTGATTTTACATTAGGAGAATGACTTGTATTAAATGCACCAAGTCCTCTTTGGAATACAGATGCAAGCATGCCTACTGTAATACCATAACCTAATTTTTCTTTATATCTTTTGTTAAAATCATCAGCTTTTTTTTGCAAAGATGCTCTGTCTTTTGCAGATACTTTTGCACCTCTTTTACCAGAAGCATCACCTTTTGCAGTTCCTTTACCTTTTGGATTTTTATTTGGTGTTCCTGAAGCTGGTGCTTTAGGGCTTTTTCTTATACCACCTCTAGGCCCAACTTCTGCTAGTTTAACACATTTTCCATATACTTTTTTAAATCCTTCTGGGCATTTACCATAAACAAGTTCTTCATCTTGAATATGTTTTTCACATGGCATAAACCAAGACTTACCTTCATACTCATGTACATGATGTCCTTTACAACCAATGTTCTTTGCCATCTCTTCTGCTTTCTCCTTAGAAGAATAAGCAAGTCTATCATCAATAATAGCAAAATCTTTGTCAATAACCATAGAAGATAATTTTAGTTCTCCTAATTCTCTTAGTTTACCTCTTGACCAAGCAAGACCAGATTTACCACCCCATAATAAATATGATATAGTTCCACATGCTTTACTGTCGCTAGGGTCATAATAAGTTTCTGCTCGACTTAAATATGAATACATTCTTTTTATTGTTGATACAGAAAGTTTTTCTCCTCTTGCTAATTGCTGTGCTCTTACTTTACCAACGCTAGTAGCGCATTTATTATTTACTTTCTTATTTAGTTCAATACCTCTTTTGGCATTGTTTCTTACACCACTACCATAATCACCATACGTTTTTAATTCATACTTATTATCTAGTATTGAATTGGCTATCTCTAATAATATTTCTTTTGCTTCTTCTTCATCATCAACTGAATTAAGTTTAGACATATCAATTTTATCTGTAAAATATCCTTCTATAGAAAAACCTTTTACTAAACCTGTTTTTACATATTCATTCCAAACAGCGTCATTGTTTACTTTCATAGTTACCATCCATGTTCCTGTAGGTAAATCAAAACCATATTTTTTAGATTTATCCATATTAGCATCATCTATAATCCAAGATTCAACAACTGATAATCCGTGTAATTGTGCTTGATGTTCTAGTGTAGATTTATTTTGATTACCTCTCATTAGAAATAATTGTGAAGCTTGTCTTACAGTATCTTCAGAAAAGTATATATAATATTCTTCATCACCGTTTGACCTTAATATATTTTTATTAGGTATTAGTGCTGGCCCAATAAGTATTCTCTTATCATTATCTACTTCAGCTAATTTAATTTGTTCTTGTTTAGATAAAGCAATAAAGTTTTCTTCAATAGCTGGTCTATCTACAATAGATATAGCTTCTATGCCAGACATTAGTTGTTCTTCGTCAATAAGTAGTTCAATAATTTTCATATTAGATTTATATATAATTAATTAATTCTTGCTGTTGTTGTAATATTTCTATCAAGTTCTTGTTGTGTTGTTACTTGTTTGCCAACAACAAAAGCTTGTATTGGTCTTCCAGTTACACCAGCTAATGATGTAGCTAATTGTGATGTTTCACTTGCACCTACAACATTAAAATCTGGTGCTTGTATATTAACATCTCCACCTGCATCTGACGATATAGCACTAGTAGTTGCAGATTTTGACTTAATACCTCTAATTCCTGTTGCTGCTGCTGCTACTATAGCTGCTATATTTACACCAGCAGATATATTATTATCTGTTTTTAGAGCCCTTGCGTTTGCTTTTATAATAGGTGCTGCTATTGGATTTAGTGCTGCTGCAGCATTAGATGCTACAGTAATACCAAGATTAGATGCTTTTGTTGATATAATAACTTTTGCAATTTGTTCTGCTTTTTCAGCAATTATACCTGCAATTTTTAGTTCATCACTCATAAAACCTAAATTCTTGAATGATTGACCTAAAATACCTAGACTTTCTGCATATCT